CATCACCAGCAAAGAACGTGGCAATAGTGTCACCACCAGTTACTCCGGTTGCAGTGGTGTTGTATTCAATGGCCGACAACTGCGCTGTAGACGTGAAATTCAGAGTGTCGCTTGCAGGATCAACAGTTGCACCGCCAATGTTTAAGCCAGTGGGATTCTTGATCAAGCTGAATTTTGTTCGATACTCGCTGGAAAGATTGAGCATCAGCGGAACAACACGCATGATGTTCGTCTTGCTGTTGCCGTCAGCATTGACAATATTTTCTTTGCAGCGAATCGTCAGCAAAGGACGGCTACTACCAGGATCAATGGAAGAAGGAGCGCCAGCCTGGCTAAAGATGTCGTACTTAGAAGCATCACCGCCGTCAATCTCAGCCTTGGTGCCGTAAATCTTCAAATAGACGGCTTGAGTGAGGTTGCCGGTTTTGCTGACGCGGAACGTCATCGGCAAGTTGGGGTTGCCGAGACTGGGGAATGGGATGCGGTCGCAAGTATTGAGCTGGTGAATCGTTACCCAGCGAGCCTGCTTAGCAACCTCGCCAGAGGCCAGGTTCTCATCCTTTGGCACATATGCCATCAAACGCGCAGCCGAACCGCCGTACCAGCCCATCTGGATGCGGAACATGGTCACATTGGACAGGCTCAGCGTATGGACACTGCTGCCTTGGCCGTCAAGCTTGTCGCCGTTGAAAGAACTGCGAGGGACGATCTCTTCCATCACGGAAGGATCAGCAGGCAGAGTGCGATAGCGGCTGCCGTTGTAAAGGCTGCTTGCGTCGTTAATCGTGAAGTCAGAAGAGCCAACAGGAGCGCCGTGGTTCTGAGGGCTTTCACCAGAATTAGTACGGCGAACGAAGAACAGATCGTTACCCACCACGCGAATGATGTAGCCGTTCTTGTCGTCCCAGATGCCAAATTCAATAGTGGCATTGGTGTCCTTAAGCATGGACACGCCAAAGCTCACGTCGGTGATGCGGCCAGTCTGATAAGGGAATACCAGACGGCTCTGCATTTGAGCAACAGTCGCGTTAGTCGCGTTGGTGTTGACCAGCAACTGAGCACCACTCTCAAGAGGCAGGTGCGTAACTGTTGAGTAGTCAGGAGTGCCAGTGTCGTCAGCAGTGGTCTTCCAAGCCTTCGGATCGATGGCGAGGATGTTCGTAGAGTCCCAAAGCTGCAAACTGCTCTGCACCCGAGGGTTGCCAAGCAGGTCGTCATGCACCTCGCTAGGAGCACTCAGATTGTCAAGAATAGGAACAGGAGACTGGTCGCTGGCAATAGCAACTGGCAGCGAATTGGCCATCGTGGCCTGACCAGCAGCAATAGGCTCTGAGCGGCCAACTGTTACTACCTGTTTACCTTCTTCAATGTCAGGCATTGTTCCTTAGATCGAGGTGATGCGAGGCTTAACTTGCAGTGTGCCCAGTACAATCGTATCTTCCTTAAGTACGTTTATCGTACCGCCAGTTGCGTCAGAGCTGTAATTGGGAGTGCCACCACTACCAGGCACAATCTCAAACACCGTGTTTGAAATAATGCTCAACGTGTTGGTTGTATAAGTGGTATTGTAGCCGCTAACTGTAGTGCCAGCGACGCGAACAATGTCGTTGGCGGTGAGATTATGATTCCCGCTAGTAGTAATTCTGATGCGATTAGTTCCAAGACCAGCATCAATTACAGTTCCAGAACTCACAGAAGCAATTCCGCTTCCTTCGGGAACATAAAAAAGCTCTTTTAGATCCCACAAGTACAGAGCTGTAATATCAGTAGGATCAGCTCCCTGCCTGCCAACATCGTAAAGAATGTTCCGCTCAACGTAGCCAGTTTCAATGTCTCGCCCTAATGCTTCTGTTTGAGAAGCAGTAAGGGCCAATTTCAAGTGACCAGTGGTGTCAAGCTTCGTGATTCCAAAAGAGTCAACGACAGTAGCGGCTCCAAAGGTTTCTTTAATCTGCGCGACAAGCTCAGATCCCGAAAAATCACGAGGAGTGCCTACAGGCTTTTGGAAAGCGAGATACAGCTCGTCAAAACTGTCGCCTTCTCGGACTGTTACGTCAATACTTTCCATTAGCCGTCAATCAGTCTGTCGAGATTTGCAATCATCTCTTGACGCAATGAGGAAGTGCTGCGGCGAGGCTGCTTTAGCTCTTCGATGCGATTGAGAAGATCCTGTTTCTCAATTTTAAGCCTATCAATCTCAGCGTGCAGATTAGAAAAATGCGTACTTAGACCAACGCTCTCTTCGATTTGTTTCTTCAGTTGCTCATTTTCATTGGAAAGAACTGTAATTTCTTTCCTGGCTTGTCGGATGAGCGCCTGAGCATCAGCAGGGAGCACTTGTTTTTCCACAACTTCTGTCCGCACTGCGGGAACTTCAGCTTCCGCCAGCTTTCGCTGCAAACCACTCACCTCAGACTGAAGCGAGGCTGCCTGGCCAGCAGAGGCCGCAGAGCGGCTTTCTGCACGAGTCAGCTTGAGAAGCAAGTGAGCCTTTTCGGTCTCAAGCTCATGCACGCGCTCTTGTGCTTTCTGCGCCTCAGCTCGCCACATGGCCTGATCAACAGCAGCAGCACGGCCTTGTCGTGCGACCTGCCTTGATCCTCTCACTTCATCGAGAGCAATCTCGGCACAGTTGGGCACCATCCAGCGCTCGCTGTATTCCAGACGACTCACGTCAAACTTGTCCTTCCATCCAGCGAAGAAGACCGTTGAGCCAGTATTAGGCGGAACGACAATGTCCACTTCTCCGTTCACAATCTTGAAAGACATCTCTTTAGACGCCCCAATGAAAGGAGTGGACGGCTTCAAGTAAAGCCGTCCGTTCAGAGGACCATCCGATCCATACAGCTTGCCAATAACACGAGTCACGATCAGACCTCCCGATAGGTGACCATCACGGAATAATCACCACCAGAAGAAACCACAGCATTCAGCTTTTCACCAGCAGCAGTTTCAAACAAGCCAAGTTCATTGGAAATGGTCAGATTGCCAGAGGCGACAATGGGAAACGCTGGTGTGAGATCAGTAGTACCACCGCTCTGCAGTTGAACAGTGCAACCGCTCACTGCACTGATGACAAGGCTTGTCACGCGAATCGCTTTATCAGTCACCCCACTCACAACATCAGCGCTAGCGGTGCCCGAAGCGAAAGCACTTTTCATCGACCGCGTTAGCAGGTCGTGCTGCATGATGTAAGGAGTGCTGGTCGTCCCTTGGCCATCGGCCTGGACATAGGCGGAGTTGCCTGCAGCATCTAGTCCGAAAAGAGACATGAGTTAAATAACAAGAAACAGGTGGCGTTGAGAGGTCACGGTGCGACCATCTGGAAGTGTTGCAACTTTCGCAGAAGAAAAGTCAAACCTTAAGGGAGATGCGACCAGTGTATCGCTCTCTTCGTAAGAAGATTGCCTGCCATCCAAACCGATTGTAGCAATGCGGATTTTATAAGAAGTGGAGATACTGTATTCATCTGTAGGAAGCGGTATGTAAGTATCAGTTGTCGTTCCTAAATCAATCGTGCGTTGATCCTCTGTCGTCAGCATCTGCACCCTGAATGCCTTAATTGCTGGGTGTCGATGTGGATCCTGCCAACACAGCAGTGGGTTGATTACATTAAGCACCGAATACGAACTGTATAAAGGAGCTTCCCATGTTGCTTCTACTCTTGGCATTAACTTGTCCTCAGTACGATCGATCCTTTGAAAACTTTAGGAGTGACCTTTACTCCAGCGACGCTTTTCACTGAAGCGTCAAAGAATGTGCTGAGATCAACAGTGTTGTATTTGTCTTCGTTGTAAGCACTTGCGGTAATCGTAACGGCACCATCATCTCCTTCCATAATTCCGACAACTCGGTACTTACGAGGCTTTGCGCCGCCAACTGTTCGCACAAGGAAAAACTCTCCAGAGTCTGGCGTCGAAGAAAATGCACTGGTCACAACAATCTTCGGAGAAGCTGCGCTTGAAGTTGCCGCTGTTTGGATGGTGCTAATCCCCCTCACTTCAGAGCCGATAACAAGCTCATACGAAACACCACCTGTGAAGCTCACTTGAGCGTCGACGTTGATAGAGGTGGTTGTAGATCCCGACCGGATGACACCAGCGGTTAAACCAGCAGTCTTTGTATCGTCCTGAATCTCAATTATTTCTCCGGGCATCATGAGAAACCCTTGAGCTGTAACGCGAAAAGTTACAGTCTCTTTTTCCGTGAGGTTGGTAACCAAAGCCCACCGACCAATTCGCTGAGCTTGTCCTTGAGAGGTGCATCCAAATGCTCTGACTTCCAGCTCTCGATATCCATACAGCTCTAAAGCCTGCCTGTCTTCTACATATTCAAGCTTCGTTCTATATCGATCTTCTGGGTCATTCCAGGACACCAAGGCGACTGTTTTACGGGCCTTTCGGCCCGTCCCCTCGTAGGAAAACGGACCAGCCTGAAGGTTGCCACTGTCATCAACATCTTGAATGACATTAGAGGCATTAAATTTCTTGACTACGTTCCCCGGCCTGTCTTGCGTCGGAACAATTGTTCCGTTTGCGTAATAAAGCATGCCCCTAAAAGCAGAGGCTATTGAGTTCAAAACTTCATACGCTTCGCCTCTGTTGTTGATGTAGCCGTTGAAAGTAAAACGAGGCTCTTTACCTCCTCTCCCGTCGTCGACCGACTCGTCGCAATACTTTGCTATCTCGTAAAGTGCGAATTTATCAATTTGATCGGCATCGATGAACTGGCCACACCCATACCTTTCATTGGTAATCAAATCGTAAAAAACCCAAGCAGGATTATTGCTATAAGCCGTTTTAAAGCTGCCATTCCACGTTCCGCTGTATGAACGAGACTTTGCGTTGTAATTCGACGGCACTTGAATTAACAGTCCTTCCAAGTCCACGCTGAGTCGCGGAATCTGATTGAAGCCCTCTGAATCAAGGGTCACACCAACCAGCGCTGTTCCTGGGTATTTAAAACTTTCTTCAAGCCTGCCAACAATTGCCTTGAAAAAGAAATCGCTAGCGTCAGTTGCGCTTTCAGCGTCATCCGTTTCTCTGGTTACTTTGACTGTCCAAGGGCCAGTTCCGCTTATTGGATATTTTGTTTCTTTGTCAAAAGCTCCTCGCGTCTTGCCTTCGATGACTTCAGTGTTTTGCACAATTTGAGTGCCGTTGTCATCAGTAATACGAACTTTGTATTTGACCTTGCTTCCGCTAATGTCTCCATTGTCATCGTCGACTTTATATAAAGCTCCCACCCCTGTCCTTACGACGATTTCATCGAGATTGGTAGTTGAAGTTGTGACCGATACGCCTCCACCTTTCTTTGTAACTTTTACTCCAACGGTTTGCTCAATTAAAACATCATCAAAACCCTTCAAGGGGCTTTGAGTAAGCGTGCCATCCGTAGACACAATGTCTACATTACCGTCAAAGTTAGTAACTCCATTCTCTTCTTCAATTGGAGTGTCGTTTAAATAAACACTCCTCTTGTCATTTTCAGCGAAACCGTTTATTTCGCCTTCGCACATTGCTACTAGAAGGTGAGCAGTGGCTTTACTAAAAAGGTCATCATCCTCTTCTTTTGGCTTGCGATCGCCACCGCCCTTGCCGCCGCCACCACTACCAGACAGCTCAAGCTCTTTCTTGTCGTCATCGAAGTCAGGCATGATCAAGCTTTCAGTTGTTCGGTACTAATTGCAGAAGAGATAACCAAAGGGGCTTGACACAAAAAACGCCCGTACAACAATGGAATCGGATAACCCTGCGTCGTCAACTCGGCGGCCCTGTCAAACATAAAATTATCGCGCTTTTTGCTGTCGCCAGAAGGTGGCTCCACTGGTGGCGCGATTAAAGAAGCAATGCCTCCCAAAATCAAGCTTGCGCCAAGGCCAAACATCAAGGAACCCATTGTCGTAAACGCCATGGTGCCACCCAGGATGCCTTTACCCGCCGCCACGGTGGAGAAAGCGCCAATACCTGGAATAAACATCATGCCAATCAAAGCAGCTCCCAGCAAAATCCTTCCAGCGCCACCTCCAGATCCCGCGATGATTGGAGCAATAATTAGACGATCGCAGCTCATCATCACTTCCTCGTAATCCATGCCTTCGGGATCATTGGAGACAAGCTTGAAGCCCATTGCTTTCTCGTGAGCTGT